CTAAAATGGCAGACCGCATGGAAGATAGGCATCTCGCCGCCAAGGCATTTGACTTGCTGACAGATGCGCAAAAGGCCGCCATGGCGCAGGAAAGTTAAGTGACCGAGATCAGCGAAGCCGACATCACCCGAATAGCAGACTTTCTAAAAGCCTTCGGCCCGACGAAATGGGAAGCCAATACTTGTGCCGCTCATATTGTCCTAGACGACGATAACTTTGACGATGAAAACCTAAAGTGGTGCATTGAGGCTTGTCAGTCCGTCATTAACGGAACAGCGGTCAATGATTACCTTTCCGACGACACCGCTGAGATGGCCACCAAAGACCTTTACGTCCTCCTGGCACTCTAAGAAATGCAGCCAAATGCCCGTGAATGGCTTAGGGTGCTTAGGCTCATAGCGTGGAGAGGAACGCCATCCATTAACACCATTGCCGATGCAAGTAATGCCCGTCAAATATGAATAACATGCAGGATATTTCATAACCAAACTGCACTATAATGCACAAACTGCACTATATTTCTTCTGTCCACGTTACCAAATTTGACAAATCGCTATAAAATCAGTAACTTGCCTGAAAATTAACTGATTTGCGAGGGTGAATTTCACCTAAACCAATGGCCAAGAAACCAGTCAAGAAGACCAAGACTGTCGAAGTTGAGGTTAATCCCGTAGGTCGCCCAAGCGCCTATAAGCCCGAATACGCCAAGCAGACCGAAAAGCTTTGCTTTCTAGGGGCGACGGATGCTGACTTGGCTGACTTCTTTGCCGTCACGATCCGCACCATAGACAACTGGAAAGCCCGCTATCCTGAGTTCGCACAGGCTTTGAAGCCAGGTAAGAATGAGGCGGATGACCGCGTAGAGCGAAGCCTGTACCAGCGGGCGCTAGGCTATGAATACGATGCAGTGAAGGTGTTCAACGACAAGGGCAAGGCCATGCTCGTCGAATACCGCGAAAAGGTTCCGCCCGATACCACGGCCGCCCAATTCTGGCTCAAGAACCGCCGCCCTGACGTCTGGAGAGACGTTCAGAAGCATGAACACGGTGGCGTGGGTGACTTCACCAAGATGACGGATGACGAACTCAACGAAGTCATTGCCGAGCACATGCAGGACGTGGCTGCGGATGGCGCTGAAAAGGGCAAGACTAAGCACTGAAATACGACTTTGGCAAAATATTCCTGCGATCACCCACGACCCGGTAGAATTATAATTGCTCAAAAACCGACGTTATGGCTGTTTCAATAGAATAAAACTACTGTTTCGATGTGTTTTTGACGATTGGTGACGCCCCAAACCGCTCTTGCTGCATCTGAGCGTGTCTAAACTTCTCCGCTTCCATATAGGCTACCACTTGTTCTGTCGGCTTTTCCATGAGGATGAGGCCGCAAGTTTCAATAGCCTGTTCTGCGGTTGAGACTGGCGCTCCTGGATGGGTTTCGGGCGCCACGAAGGTCCAGCCATTGGCTAGTCTCGCTTCGACGTTGGCAGGATCGGGCTCGTTAAGCAGCGCGCAGCGGACCCATTGGTAAGTCTGACTTGGCGGCGCTTTAATTGCCCAAGGGTCAATGGGTGGAATTGACGGAACGGCGTCGGCAACTAGAGCCGCTGGATCATGAGGCACGACGGCAATAACCGCCACGCCCATAAGGCCAGCTAGGAAGCCGCGACGGGAGGTTTCAATCATCAAACATGCTTCTTGTCGGCTGAACGGCGTAACCGACGTGATTCCCGTTGAGTGTATCAGCGCTCATCGCACGGGCGTATCCGTCACGACCAATCACGACGGCATCGTCTTTGTAGATTTTTGCCCCCGGCGCTACTGGATAAGTCAAAATTAGCGGCGCAGGATCAAAAGAAACAGTTGCACCTTCCTGCTTCAATTGAGCAAAACCTAAATAGGCAGTCTGAACGGGCCGTGTTCGCCTGACGTAAACCGAGACTGGATGTGGCGTTGAAAGTAGCGCCACGCCATCGCCAATTTCAAACGCCTTCACTGGCATAAGGCTTGAAGCCCTAACAATAGCTGGAGCAGCTAGAAGGCCAGCAAAGCCTAGGAGAAGGCCACGGCGAGATGGTTCAATCATTTATCAGCCTCATTCGCGCTCATCAAGGCAGCAACAACAAATCCAAAGAACGTTCCGGCAGAGAACGCGCCGCCAATCAGGCAAGTCAGTTGTAGTGTGGTGAGGGTCATTCTTTGTTCTTCCAAGTCCGCGAAAACGTCGAGTAACCCTCTGGTGCCTTCTGAAATCCGCGACCAGACCTCTTGCGTTCACTCGTCGGGATGATATGCCGTGTTGCGACCCGACGAATATGGCCGGCGTCTTTATGATCTTCTCTGTCTTTAGCGGGCCAGCACCACGCGCACGAAACTCCTAAATTTGCGTCTTCGTCAGTTCCGCCGCCTTCCAATGGGTCGCCGTGCTCCACGCGCCATTTATCGCCAGCACCTATCTTCCGTCCACATCCCTGCATCTTTCCACCCTTAACCCAATGACACTTAGACCCATTAGCTAGGAATATCCTAGCCCTCCGTTGGTCAGACATGGAGCCACGGCGTTCATGATTGAAAGCGTCGGTCATGGATAAATCACCCCAACAATCAATCCGTCAAGTTCACCTTACCACACCTTGCCTTCCCATGCAAACACAAGTACAATTGAACACAGGCATAATTTCGTCTGATGCGTTAACTTTTACGGCACGGACGTTTCATGGCAGACGATACAGACCAACGCCAGCAGTTCTTGGACGGCCTAGACTGACGGCAAGGGAAAAGAACGTATTGGCTCTATTGCTCGGATGCCTATAGACCGCTTTAAAACTTGGCTTAAAGACGGCGATATGAAGCAGCCTGCTAGAACGGGCTATGATAGCGGCGGCAGTGTGTTGGATGCCCTAGAGCGCTATGGCAACCAGCAGCTTTCTCATTCTGAACGTTGACCCATTGATTTTCCACCCAAATCACTGCACACACTCCGTTAAGATACTCTTGCCCGCGTTGCGTTTCAGGGCCAAGCAACGCCATCGGCTCAATGCTTCAAATTCCAGATAAAGACAGAAAGAAAAAAGAACGCCTCGCGGCGGCGCTGTATGAACGCGAGAGGCGTCGGGCAAGAGAAGCGCAATCCAATTCCCATGGCGGGTTGATAGAGTTCGTTCGCTATTTTTGGCACGTTTTAGAGCCGGTTGACCCCTTCATTGAAGGTTGGCCAGTTGAATGCTTGTGCGCTCATCTCGAAGCCATTACGCGCGGAGACGTCATAGAAATTGAAGGCAAACGTCGGATATTCAACAGATTTTTGGCCAATGTTCCACCAGGCTTCATGAAGAGTCTCCTTGTTAACGTTTTTTGGCCCGCATGGGAATGGGGACCGCAAGGGCTTCCTCATTTGCGCTATGTGGCATTCTCGTATGCGTCTGGTCTGACAGAGCGCGACAACGCCAAGTTTCGCGACTTAGTTTCATCTCCTGCTTATCGAGAGCTATGGGGGCACGTTTTCAAGATTGTCGGAGATGGTCAAGTTCGCGTCACAAACGATAAGACCGGATTCAAGTTCGCGTCGTCTTTTGGAGGGATCGCAACAGGCGAAAGAGGCCATCGCTGCCTTCTGGATGATCCACACAAGCTAAAGGGTACCGCCGAAAGCGATGACGCTAGAGAGGCTGTTGTGACATGGTTCCGCGAGGGCATGCAGAACCGACTGAACGATCTCAAACGAGACGCCATCATTGTGATTATGCAACGTGTTCACCAGATGGACACGTCAGGCGCAATTCAAAAGTACCTATCCGACGAGTACTGCCAGCTAATCATCCCTATGGAGTTTGAGGCCAACCGGCATTTCAGTCATTACCAAGGATGGAACGACGGCAACGATCCCCGTGAATACGACGGCGAGTTGGCATGGTCAGGGCGCTACGCGCCACGCGAATTGGCATCCTTCAAGCGCAATCCCTATCTCTGGTCTGGGCAGTATCAGCAAAGCCCAACGACGCGTGGCGGCGGATTGTTCAAAGATAACTGGTGGCAGGTCTATCAAATCGTCAAAAATGAAAAGACGGGCGCGTTCAACTTCAGACCAGAGCTATCCAATGCCAATATCCATATGATTGTTGCCTCTTTGGACACTGCCTTCAGCGAGCGTGAGGAGAACGATTTCAGTGCTTTATCCGTGCTCACCGTGTTTGATGATCCGTTGACAAAAAAACGTAGAATCCTTTTGACGGACGCATGGCAGAAACGATTGAGCGTCCTGCATGGAGAACAGCTAGATCGCAATCCGGGGGAAACAGACGCTGCCTACCGCCACAGATCCCAACCTCATTGGGGTCTCATTGAATGGGTCGCCTACACATGCAGTAAGTGCAAGGTGGATCGTCTTCTGGTTGAAAACAAAAATCGAGGCCACGACGTCGTCAAAGAAATCAAACGTCTCTATTCGGATCGCAATTGGGGCGTGCGTGCCGTGGATGTTCGCGGCGACAAGTGGTCAAGAGCGCATTCTGTCGTGGACTTGTTTACCGACGAAATGATCTACGCGCCCGCCGAAATTACAGAACAAGGCGACGTCCGATTTCGCGATTGGGCGCAGTTGGCAATCGACGAGATGGGCAAATTTCCGCGCGGCGAACACGATGACTTGGTTGATAGTATCGTTATGGGCTTGGGGCATTTGCGTCAGGAAGGCTTGGCTGTCCGCCGTGACGAAACGGCTGCGGAAGAGCGTGCGTTCATGCTGAAAAATGGGAGTAACGGCCCTAGACAGGCCCTATATCCCGCATAAATTGGACGCACAATGGCAGATACCATGGAAGCCCCCAAGAAACGCAAGAAGAAAGCTAGCCCTATTGATAGCTTGCTAGACGGCGGCTTGCATTTTGCCATCCCGAATGATCCAGAACCGGATAACGGAATAACGATCAAACCCAACGGCAATGTTGAGATCGAACACGACGACGGCTCCATAACGATTGATCCAACGGGATCGTCCTTATGGGAAGCGCCCGACGAGGACGACGACAGCCACGAGGCAAACCTTGCTGGTCAAATTGATCCTATGGAATTGTCCCGGATCGCCGAAGATCAAATCACGGCGATTGAATCCGATAAGATGGGCCGCTCGCAATGGGAGCAGATGCGGGCGCGATGCGTGGAACTGCTAGGGCTTAAACTTGAAGACCCAAAAGGCGACGTGTCCAGGTCAAGCAACGGCATGTCCACGTCCGTGGTGCGCGATCCCATCCTGTTAGAGGCTGTTGAACGTGGCCGGGCGAATGCTTATGCGGAACTCTGCCCGAGTGGCGGCCCTGTCAAGGTCGTGAACTTCTCTGATGACCAGACAGGCGAAACTGTTGGCCTTGCCGAAGCCTTGCAAAAGGACATGAACTATTACCTCACAACGACGGCGAGCGAGTATTACCCGGACACGCGGTATATGCTGTGGTGGACCTACCTCACCAGCGGAACATTCAAAAAGGTTTACAAGTGTCCGTTGCGTAAGCGGCCGGTCTCAGAATACGTGGATGGAACGGAACTCATCGTTTCAGCGGATGCGACCGATTTGAAGAACGCAGCCCGCGTCACCCATGAAAGCAAGGTCGCGCGTAACGTTATGCGTGCCATGCAGTTGGAAGGCGTTTATCGGGACGTCAGGCTCGGAGAACCAGAAGCCACCACAATCAATGCCGTGGATGCCAAGGTAGCGAATATCAGCGGCGTCTCTGCTCAATCGCAACGACCAGAGGACGAAGAATATACAGTTTACGAGTGCTACTGCAATCTAGATATCAAAGGGTTTGAGCACAAGCAAGATGGTAAAATTACCGGGCTTCCGTTGCCCTATTGCGTCACCATCGAGGCCAACTCACGCGAAGTTCTTGCGGTTCGTCGCAATTGGGATATCGAGGACGAGGACGAAGTTTATCGCCCGCCCAATATCCCGTTTGTGCTATTTCCATACTCGACGGGCATTTCCCGCATTTATGGCTGCGGCTTGGGCCAGATGCTCGGAAACATGGCGAGTGCACTGACAGCGCTGCTCCGCATCTCCATAGATAACGGCGTGCTGAGTAACTATCCAGGGCTACTTAAAGCCAAAGGCACGGGACGCCAGCTTACGAATGAACTGATGGTCCCTCCCGGTGGGTGTGCCGAAATTGATACAGGTGGTCTCCCTATTCAGCAGACCGTCATGGGC